AAATCTATTATGCTTAGAGTTTTAAATGAAGGAAAATACGATGAAGTTCCCGCTCAAATGAAAAGATGGAATAAAGCAAAAGGCAAAGTTTTAGCTGGTCTTACAAGAAGAAGAGAGGCGGAAGGATTAATGTTTGAGGGTAAGCCTTGGGAACATATATAAAATGGCTTTACAAAAAACATTATTTAAACCAGGGATAAACAGAGAAGGTACTGACTACAGCAATGAGGGCGGTTGGTTTGATGTTAATCTTGTAAGGTTTAGAAAAGGATTGCCTGAAAAGTTTGGTGGCTGGGTTAAAAATACAACTGAATCTTTTTTAGGAACTTGCAGGGCTTTGCACGCTTGGGTTTCTTTGGGTGGGCAAAAATTACTAGGTTTAGGAACAACTTGGAAATATTACATACAAGAAGGTAATGTTTTTTACGATGTTACACCTATCAGAGCAACAACAACGAACGGCATTACTTTTTCTGCTACTAACGGCAGTTCAATTATAACAGCCACAGATTCATCTCATGGTGCAGTCCAAAACGATTTTGTAACAATATCTGGTGCATCCTCTTTGGGAGGTTTAATTACAGCAGATGTTTTAAATCAAGAATATCAAATAGCAACAGTACCATCTGACAATACTTACACTTTTATAGCCAAAGATACTTCTGGCGATACCGTTACTGCAAATGCAAGCGATTCTGGTAATGGCGGAGCAGGGGTAGACGGCGTTTACCAAATAAATGTAGGTTTAGATGATTATGTTCCATCTACAGGATGGGGAGCAGGCTCTTGGGGTGAAGGGACTTTTGGTTCTTCTACAGCTTTATCAGAAACAGGACAGCTAAGATTATGGTCGCATGACCATTTTGGCGAAAATTTAATTATTAATGCTAGAAATGGTGGTATTTATAAGTGGGTAGAAAACGATGGCGTTTCCACTAGAGCTGTTGCACTTTCTGGAATATCTGGTGCTAACCTTGTTCCAACCAAAGGCATACAGGTTATTGCTTCTGAAAAAGATAGGCATTTAATTGTTTTGGGCGCTGATCCTATTAGCGGTAGTTCTAGGTCTGGAACAATTGACCCCATGCTAATTGCATTTTCCGACCAAGAAAATGAATTACAGTTTGAACCTTTAATTACTAATACTGCTGGTTCTTTAAGGCTATCTTCTGGATCTTCTATTATTGGAGCTAATAAATCTCGTCAAGAAATATTAGTTTGGACTGATACTGCTTTGTACAGCATGCAGTTTGTCGGACCTCCGTTTACTTTTGCTGTTAATTTAATTAACGAAGGAACAGGTTTAATAGGGCCTAAAGCATCTGTAACAGCTCCTTCTGCTGTATTTTGGATGAGCTACAATAATTTTTACGCTTACAATGGTACAGTTCAATCGCTACCTTGCAGCGTGCATAATTATGTTTTTTCCGATATTAACCTAACTCAGTCTTTTAAAATTAACGCTTTTACCATTACTGATAAAAATGAAGTGGGTTGGTTCTACTGTTCAGCAGATTCTAGAGAAATTGATAGGTATGTTATTTACAATTATGCAGAACAAACTTGGGTGTATGGTTCTTTAAGCAGAACAGCGTGGTTAGATTCTGGTATTGAAAACTTTCCTAGAGCTGTAAGTAGCGGCTATCTTTATCAACAAGAAGTAGGTTTTGACGATGATGGCTCGCCGATGACAAATGTATTTATTGAAAGTTCAGACTTTGATATAGGCGATGGAGATAAGTTTAGTTTTATTAGAAGAGTTATTCCTGATTTTAAATTTTTATCTAACTCTGGTGGTGGAAAAGTTAATATTGTTGTTAAAACAAGAAACTTTCCAGGCGATTCTTTAACAACAAGAGCAACTAGCTCGATTGGTTCTACAACACAACAAAGTAATATTAGGGCAAGAGGCCGACAAGCTGTTTTAAGGGTTGAGTCAGATGATGATGACACAAGTGGAAACTTGAGTGTTGGTTGGAGATTGGGGGCAACTAGGCTAGATGTAAAAACAGACGGCAAGAGATGAGCAAAATACTGCAAACTCAACTTCCGTTAGCTTATGGAGATACAACTTCTGTTGATGTTTTTAATAGACTTGTACGTATTTTAGAGATAAACTTAGGGTCAGTAGACCCTGATAATACTTTGCAGTTATCAACTACTGAACGTGACAAATTAAACTTTAATATTGGCACGCTAATCTTTAATACTACAACCGAAGTGTTGCAAGTATATAACGGGCATAATTTTTTAGATTTAGGAACACCCGCCAATCCTCAAGGATACGAAGCCCAAGGTTTAGTCGGTAGTATTTCGGTAAAAACAAACGGAAATATTACAATAACCTTGTAAAGTAATAAGATAACATATGGAACAAGATATGCTTGCAGAAAAATTAGAACAAGAATATCAGCTAAAGAATCTTCTTTTGGCTTATCCTAACGATTGGTTTGTTGATAAAGAAACTTTAGATAAAGCAAAATTATCTATTCCGAGCCTATTAAAATTTTACAATTCAATTGGTGCTGAAGATCCTCAACCATCTCCAATTCAAAATATTATTAAAGAAACAGTTAAAGACGTGTATACAGTACCTTTGTTTTCTGAAACATTTTGTAAATTACTAATAGATGAAATGAAAAATTTAGAATCTTTTTATGGTTTTAAACCTAATCCAGATGAGGATGAGTTAAGACAAATACCAGAAATAGTATTACAAGAGTGTTGTCTAGATATATATAATTCTTTGTTCCAAATAATTTATTCAGTAGTTAATCCTATTTTGTTAAGTATTTGGAATCGTCATGTAACTGGTGGCGGTATTCAGATAGCAAATTATAATCTAAAAGATAAAAAACAAGGTGCTTGGCATCATGATGCGGATGCAGATATTAGTATAGTTGTTCCTTTAAATACAGGAGAATACAAAGGTGGGGGTACAGAATTTTTAAATCGAGGTATTGTTAAACCTATTCCCACAGGAAATGCTTTAATATTTCCTAGTTTTACACATATGCACAGAGGCTTACCAATAGAAAGTGGTGATCGCTATTTATTGGTTTTTTGGTTAACATGTAAAGAACAAAAAGATGAAATTTAATTATGGTTATTGATAATTCAGGAAAAGGTTTAGCAAGCTTGGGTAGAGCCGAAGATAAGTTCTTAGCACACGTTGCTCCAGGAGAAAGAGTTGTACCACCTGTAATAAGCTCTGATACTCAAGCTAGACTTAGTAAAGAAATGGTAGCCGCAGGATTAGACCCTGATAAATATATTGTCGGTCCTCACATGAGCATTAATCCCGTTTCAGGTCAACCTGAATTTGGGTGGCTTAAAAAAACAGCTAAGTCTCTTAAAAAAGCAGTTAAAAAAATAGCTCCTATAGCAGCAGTTATTCCAGGGCCTTGGCAACCATTTGCTGTTGTGTATAACAAAGGTAACGCTTTAAATAATATTGTGAAAGGTGAGGGAACATTTTTTGATGTTTTAACTTTGGGCGCAGGTGGTTCTCAAAAAGTATTTGGAGATAAGGGTGCTTTAGCTAATATAAAAGCTGGTACAGGAATTACAAGTTTAAGTAATGTTTCAGAAGCTTTAAAAGCTAATGTAGGCTCTTTTATGGATGCTCCTAAAGAATATTTGGCTAATATTTCAGAACAAGTAGCTGCAGACCAAAAAGCTGGGTATGGTGGTATTTTTCAAAACGTAGGTGCTGATAGTTATGGTGGTCAATTTATTGACTCAGCATCTAGTTTAGCTAATCCTTTAAGTGGTACAGGTATTATGAATGCTGTTGGTGGTACTGGTATGGAAGGCCAAATGATGCCTGCTTCAAGAGGACAAGATGATGCTACAAGTTGGCTTCAACAAAATTTTGATCCAAATGATTCTATAACAGAAAATGGAGTTCAATACTTTAGATCTCTTAAAGATGGCCAATATTATACGCCAGATCAAGCGTATCAAATGTATAACAATCAGAGTGGATTTCAAAGAACTTCAGAAACATCAACTTCAACAAATGATGGTGGTGGTAGTTTCTTTGGATTTAAAACACCAGATTTTATTAAAGGTATAGAAGACAAAGCAAAAGGACTAGTTGGTGGAGTTACAGGAACTTTTAAAGGAAAGTATGATGAGGATGGAAATCTTTTACAAGCGCCGACAATAGATCCAAAACTATTAGCGCTTGCCTTGGGTTACGGAAAAATTACTAGAGATGCAGCCATTAGACAATCTGGTGGTATGGAAGACATAAGAAAATCTTTACGACCAGATTTAGCTCAACAAGCAGTTTACAATCCTGGTGGTGGATTTGATGTGGGGATAACAGCCAATAGTTTTTCTAATCGTGGTAATGCTCCATTTATGCCTAGTGCTCCCGTTGGAACTCCTATGCCAGAAAAATTTATAAGAGGTGCTGCTAATGGTGGTATTATTCAAGCCTATGCACATGGTGGACAAGTTTTAGACATGCGTTTTGGTGGTGAGTCTGAAGGTCCTGGAACAGGAACTTCGGATGATATACCAGCCATGTTAAGTGATGGAGAATTTGTTATGACTGCTAAAGCAACAAGAGGCGCTGGGGCATTTGATGTGGCCGAACAAGATGGTGGTATTATGTTATTACCAACAGGAGAAGCAAGTAGAGAAAAAGGAACTGATAATATGACAACACTAATGGAAACTTTTGCGAGGTATGGCTAATGTCTGTACTTGATGATTTAAGAAAAGCTTTTTCTGGAGAATATACCCGTGCTGCTGCACAAGAACCTATTCTTTTAGGACAAGGCACTAGTGAAGTTGTACAAGATCCTTTATTAAAAGATTTATATTTTGGGTCTGCTGGATCTCCAGGACTTTTAAACCAAATACAACAAGCTGGGTCAAATTTAATAGGCCAAGATGTTCCCTTACAACAAACAGCTGGATTAGGAAATTTAGAAAATTTAGCTTTGTCTGGGGCTCAAGCTGGTATTGGTGCGTATCAACCATTTTTAACACAAAATCAAAATTTAATTAATCAAGCTATAGGTCAAGCAAGAAGAGCTGAAACTTTACAAGATCCATATTTGACAAAAGCTGAAACAGGAATAGGAGCAGGATTAACTTCTTTGTTAGGATCTTTATCTGAGGCAAGAGGATTATCTAGAGATGCTGTTAGTGATTATGGCACTAGATTGGGAGAAT